AGGGGAAAGGAATGGTTGATGAAGCAACTGGAAGTCCCTACGCAAGACGTGGAGCAAAGAAAGTTCTCGTTAGTCAGTTTTCTGGTCGGACAGCCGCAAAGGAGAATCTTGAATACACCAAACAGGCTCACCCACAGGCACAAGCTGAATGGTTTGATGCCGCTAAACGACAATACGGCAGTACATGGATTCGCAAAGTAAAAGCACAGGCAGGAGGTGGCAGACATGGCAGATAAACCTATCGGAAAAGATGCAACTGGATATGAGATTCTGACAGATGCCATGAAAGCACTTCTGAACCAGTATCCGGGACTGTACGAAAATGAAACAATCAAATTTGAAGAACTCGGAAAGGAATCAGGTATTGCGTTCTCAGCAGATAATGGAGCTTTAATCTATTCAGAAAAAGAAGATGTCTGTGGTGTGATGCACCAGATATGCCAGTATCCGTTTTATGTGGTATACCGAACGGCATCTGACAAGGAGAGACAGAAACTATCTGTTCAGAAATTTTTGGATAATCTCGGTAAATGGATATGCCGGGAACCAGTTGTCATAAACGGCTCTGAGACGCGTTTAAATGCGTTCCCAGAGCTTTCACAGGGACGAGTGATAAAACGCATTGCTCGCGATAACTCCTATGGTTTAGAGCCACAGGAGAGTGGCGTACAGGATTGGTTATTGCCATTGTCAGTACGCTACGAAAACACTTATGAAGTAATATAACAAGTAACAACCGGCTATCAATAGGAGATAGTCGCTAACCTGCACAGCCTTTTAAAAGTTATAGGCAGAAAGGACATTTCTATGGCAGTTACAGGCAAAATTGACCGTAAATATATGGCTCATTACATCGACGCAGGTTCTCTCTGTGGGGGGCTGACGCCGAAATATGAGCGTCTTGGGAAAGATCTGGAAGAGTACAATGTAGAACTCAATCCAGACACCGAAACATCTAAAAACATTCTTGGAGAATCCACATTTAAACATAACGGCTACGAAGTTTCTTCTGATGCTGATCCGTTCTATGCAGACACCACCTCTAATCTGTTCACAGCATTACAGAAGATCGTAGATGGACGTCTCAAAGACGACAACCTCAAAACAAAAGCAGTTGAGGTTCATCTCTGGACAGAAGCCACAGCAGGGAAATATGAAGCATATCAGCAGGACTGTTACGTTGTGCCGACTTCCTACGGCGGTGACACATCTGGATATCAGATTCCATTTACCGTCAATTATACCGGCGAACGTGTAAAAGGAAAGTTTGATATCAGTTCCGGCACATTCACAGCTGACAGCGAATGATTACTAGGAGGGTATAGAAAATGGCAAAAACAATTAACACAAACATTGATGATGGATTTCTTCTTTTCACATTCACGAACAAACAGGGTGAAGTGTTTTCTTCATTCAAACTGAACCCTACTGATATTAACGTTGCAGCAAGAGCGGAAGAATTGGAAACTTTCTTTGAGCAGGCTCAGGAATCTGTTAAAAATGTTTCTTCCAACAAAGAGATGGCGGAGATTAATAAGCAGATTGAAGATAAAATCAATTATATGCTCGGATATGAAGCGTCTAAGGATTTATTCAAAGAACCAATTACCGCAACAACTGTTTTTGGAAATGGTCAGGTGTTTGCCTATATCGTTCTGGACAAAATCAATGAAGCACTTGGCCCGGAAATCGAAAAGAGAAAGAAAAAAATGCAGGAAGCGGTCAATAAGTACACGGAGAAATATACAAAATGACCGCCTATGAGTTGCCCACCTCACTCGATATCAGTGGGGTGGATTTTTCTATCAGGACAGATTTTCGAGCGATTATTGATATTCTCATAGCCATGAATGACCCAGAACTGGACGAGCAAGCGAAAGCTGTTGTTATGTTGCAGATTCTATTCGAGGATTGGCAAAGCATACCCCCAGAACATCTTACGGAAGCTTGTCAGAAAGCTTGCGAGTTTATTGACTGTGGACAAACTGACGATAGTCCGAATAAGCCTAAACCCCGTTTGATGGACTGGGAGCAGGATGGAGATATGATTGTTCCGGCGGTAAACAAGGTTGCCGGTAAAGAAATCAGAACAGTACCTTATATGCACTGGTGGACGTTCTTCGGATATTTTATGGAGTCTGGAGAGTGTCTGTTCAACACGGTTGTTGGAATCCGGTCAAAAAAGGCAAAGGGTGAAAAACTCGATAAATGGGAAAAGAAATTCTATCAGGAAAATAAGAATATTATTGACATAAAAACACGTCTCAGCGACGAGGAGCAAGCTTATAAAGATAAGCTGAATGAGATGTTGAACCTCAAATAGTTAGGAGGTGGATACATGGCTGCTGATGGCTCAGTCATTATTGATACTAGGATGGACACATCAGGTGTGCAAAACGGCGTATCAGCAATCAGGCAGTCTTTTAACGGACTTGGCAGCGTAGTAAAAAAAATAGGCATACTGATTGGCGGAGCATTCGCAATTGGGAAACTGGCCCAGTTTGGGAAAGAGTGCGTAGAACTTGGTTCTAATCTGACAGAAGTCCAGAACGTGGTTGATGTTACATTTACAACCATGTCTGATAAGGTCAATGAATTTGCAAAGAATGCCATGACCTCTGCCGGACTGTCAGAGACAATGGCAAAAAGGTATGTTGGAACGTTCGGAGCAATGTCTAAGTCGTTCGGATTCTCCGAAGCACAGGCTTACGACATGTCAACAGCTCTGACACAGCTGACTGGTGACGTAGCATCATTTTACAACATCAGTCAGGACTTAGCCTATATCAAACTGAAATCAGTGTTTACAGGTGAAACGGAAACACTCAAGGACCTCGGCGTGGTAATGACTCAGTCGGCACTTGACCAGTACGCACTTGCAAACGGCTACGGCAAAACCACATCTGAAATGACAGAACAGGAGAAAGTGGCTCTTCGTTTGGCTTTTGTGCAGAAACAGCTATCTGCCGCATCTGGTGATTTCATTCGAACATCTGACTCATGGGCGAACCAAGTGCGAGTGATGCAGCTGCAGTTACAATCTCTCAAGGCAACAGTCGGACAGGGATTAATCAATCTCTTCACTCCCGTTTTGAGAGTTATTAATATTTTACTGGGCAAACTGGCAACTCTGGCGAATGCCTTCAAGTCATTTACGGAGTTAATCACCGGGAAAAAATCTTCTGGTCAGACAGGTGCAAGTGGCGCAGGCCTCGCCGGGACAGATGCAATAGCTGATACGGCAGACCAATATGGAAATGCTGCCGACAATGCCGAAAAGCTGGCAGATGCAACAAATGATACAGCAGACGCAACTAAGAAAGCCACTAAGGCGGCAAAAGGATATCTTAGTCCTCTTGACGAAATAAATAATTACTCAACGGATAAAAGTGCAGATTCATCGCCAAAAGTACCGGGCACAACCGGCGGACTTGCAGATCAGATGAAAGATGCTGTACAAAATGTTGATTACGGAAAGGTTGCAGAAGGCGAGACAGTCCTTGATAAAATGTCAAAACCGCTAAAAAAGATAATCGACAGATTTAAACAGTTGGCTAAGTTAATCGCAAAAGGATTCTGGGATGGGTTAGGAGACTACGAGCCGATTTTTGACGGAATAAAGAAAGACCTTGATTCTATATGGAAATCCTTAAAGGATATCTTTACTGATTCAGAAGTTACTAAAGCAGCAAATAATTTTCTTGATTCATTTGCATATGCAATTGGACAAGTTGCCGGCTCATTTGCCAGAATTGGATTGACAATTGCGCAAAACATTATAGGCGGAATTGAAAAGTTTTTAAAGCAGAACACGCAAAGAACAAAGAACTATCTGATAGATATGTTCAATATCGGCTCTGAAATTTCGAAAATCGCAGGAAATCTTGCAGTTGCTTTCGCTGATGTTTTCTCAGTTTTCGGCGGAGAAACTGCGCAACAAATCACAGCAGATTTAATCGGAATCTTTGCTGAAATCGGAATGGTTCTTACGGAAACGGCTGCAAAACTTGGCAGAGATATCCTTAACATGATTGCGCAGCCTTTTATCGACAACAAGGACATTTTGAAGTCAGCAATCGAGGGCAGCCTCGGAGTAATAGAAACTGTAACAAGTGGGGTCTTAACAGTTGTTCAAAACCTTAGTGACGCAATATCGAGGTTATACGATGAACACGTAAAGCCGTTCTTTGATTCTATAGCGAATGGATTATCAAGCATATTTGAGACTCTGATAACTGGATACAACACCTATGTTCTTCCAGTTTTGCAAGGACTGGCAGAACAGTTCAAAGGGCTATTAGAGGGACCATTAGGGGATGCGATTTTAAAGATAGAAACATTCCTCGGAAAACTCATTGATTCTCTGAAACTTCTGTGGGAGTCGGTATTAGTGCCTTTGATTAACTGGATAATCGCGAATTTGCTTCCGGTTGTTGCAAAGATAATTGATGTTGTAGGCACCGTAGCGATAAAAGTCATAAAATCATTAATTAAAATAATTGGTGATGTAGCAGATACACTGAGTGGAATTATTGATTTTCTTGTCGGCGTTTTCACGGGAGACTGGGAACTGGCTTGGCAGGGAATAAAAGAGATTGCGGATGGAGCATGGAGTTTTATCAAAGATGTTGTGTCAGGTGCGTGGGAGATAATTAAAACCGTAACAAAAGGCGCGTTGAGTATAATAAAGAGCATCATCAGCACTGCTTGGAATGCGATTAAAGCATTGACTTCAACAATCTGGAACGCAATTAAAAAGACCCTTTCTGGTCTTTGGAACTCTCTTAAATCCACAGCCAGCACAGTATTTAATGCAATTAAAACAAAAGTTGCGAGCGTGTGGGATAGTAAAGAACAAGACATCAAAAACATGGGAAAACGTAGCTACGTTCGTATCTAATAAAGTAGAAGCGATAAAAAATGCTATCACTAATAAGTTTAATGCCGCCAGAGATGCAGTCAGATCTGCATTTGAAGGTATTGTTAATTTCATTAAAGCTCCGATTAATCAGGCAATCAGCATTGTTAATAATGCAGTTGGGATGATTAATAATGCAATTGGTGGAATTGAATCTGCATTTTCCTTTGGGCCTTGGACTGTTCCAACACCGTTTGGCTCAAAGACTATTGGATTTCATGCAACATTTCCACGTATCGGAACTATCCCATATCTGGCCAGTGGTGCAGTTATTCCACCAAGGTCAGAATTCCTTGCGGTATTAGGTGACCAGAAGAAAGGAAATAACCTGGAAGCACCGGAAAGCCTATTACGGCAGATCGTCCGGGAAGAGTCAGGAAAAGGGCAGGGAGATGGAAATACCTACAATGTTACAGTTAATGCATCTGGCAGAAAACTGTTAGATATTATTATCAGTGAAGCTGAAATGAGAAGAAACCGGAATGGGAAGAACCCATTTGAGTTAGCGTAAGGAGAAGAATATGCCGCAGGAACAATTTAAAATAGACAACGTTGTTATAAGAGCACCGGATAGTTATAAACCGGTGTTCGCAACCACTTCTACGGAAGACTCTAAAAGAAGTCAGGATTTGATTATGCACAATACACCAATGGGAACAATTGGTGGGTATGACATGCAATGGGGCGAGCTTACATGGGCTGAAATAGCAACCATACTAAATACTGTACTTAACAAAAGTCAATTCACATTCCACCATAAAGACCCAACTATTCCGGGAAGATGGGTAGACAGAACATTCTACGCATCAAATTTTAATATGGCTGCGCAAACTCTGAAAGATGGGGAAGAAAAGTGGACAGATTTGTCTATTAATGTAAGGAGGGTTGAGCCGATTTGATAAATGTATCTACTCAGTTGAAGAAAGAATCTCTTACAAACAGAAATTATTACGTGACAGCAAATGTTACATTGTCAAATGGTACAACTCTTAAGCTAGGCAAAAAAGACTTTTATCTGTCTGGAAATAGTCTCGTAGATTCAGCAGACTCTGGGGACTTCCCGGTGGGTGTAGCAATAGAAAAAACGGCAAGTTTATCATTGGTAAATGATGACGGGCGCTTTGACGGATATAATTTTAACGCCGCAAGGTTTGTTATCTTTCTCAATGTGCAGTTATCCGACAGGATAGAAGCTATAAAGAGAGGTACTTACATTGTGTCGAAAAAGCCTGCAACGGCGAGCGAAATAAGTCTTTCTCTCTTAGATAAAATGCACAATGCTGATAAGACATATGATTCCAACCTGTCTTTTCCTTGTACAGTCAAGGAACTGCTCTCAGAATGCTGCCAGCAATGTGGAATCACTCTTGGAGATGCAATGTTTCCAAATGCGGACTTTCAGATTCGGAAAGCGCCATCTAATGCGACATACCGTACAGTAATCGGAATGTGTGCCGGGATAGCCGGTGGAAATGCAAGAATCGACGAAAATGACTTACTCAGGATTATTACGTTTGATAAGACATTTACCAATACGACTATTTACGATGGTGGAGCAGTAAAGAACTGGACAAATGGTGATGATCTGGATGGCGGCACGCTTAATCCATGGACAATGGAGACTGTGATTGATGGTGGTACGTTAAGCAATAACGATTATCACGCGTTATTTTCAATTCAGAATCTACAATATGACGTAGACGATGTTATTGTAACAGGTGTCAAATATGTAGAAGATGAGACCGAATATATGTCAGGTCAGGACGGCTATGTGATTACTATTGACAATCAGCTATTGTCGGGCAATGCACAGGCAGGAGTCGAAGCTATTGGAAATCAATTAATCGGTTTGCGAATGCGCCCTTTCTCATGTGATGGAATTGCCAACGGATACGCCACTTTTGGCGATCCAGTTGAATTTATTGATACAAAGAATCGTGTCTTTAGATCGTTTGTGACAGATATAGAGTTCGTGTTCGGCGGTTCAACATCATGGAGTTGTAGCGCAAAGAGTGCTGAAGAAGATGCAAGCGAGTTTATTGGTGATCAGCAAACAGCGGTAGAGCAGTCAAAAAAAGATATAGAAAAGAAACTATCTGCCTATGACGTAAAGCTCAAACAAATGAACGAGCTTGCAGCAAACACGCTAGGTTTCTTCTATACAGAGGAAATACAAGAAGATGATTCCGTAATTACGTACCGGCATGACAAACCTATACTTGCTGATTCTAAAGTAATTTATAAGACAAGTGCTGATGGATTCTTCTTGTCAGTAGACGGCGGTCAGACATGGAAAGCCGGCTTTGATAGTAATGGAGATGCCGTTCTGAATATTCTCTATGCCATCGGTATTCAATCAGAATGGATTAACACGAGAGGTTTTACAGCAAAAGACAATAATGGGAATACGACATTAAGAATAGATGCCAACACAGGCGCTGTCACATTAGAGGTTGAAAACTTTACACTGAAAAGTAGAACTATTGAACAGATTGCCAAGGACGTTGTGGATGGGTCAGTTCGTAATGTGACTATCCCGAACTATTATGGCACGTATACACCAACATTGCAGAATTATCCGGCATCTGAGTGGAAAAGTGAAGAATATGAAAAGCATGACGGCTCGATATTCATGAACTTCTCTACAAGCCAGGTATATATGTTTTCTGGGACTGATGGCGCTTGGCGGGAACTGGACGCTGAAAAAATTGTCAATTTTGAAAGAGTTTTTAACGCTTTAACGGATAACGGTAAGCAAGAGGGAATTTATATGCAGAACGGACATCTGTATATAAATGCTTCCTATATTAAGTCCGGCCAGATTTCAGCTGATTTAATTAGCTTGAAAAACATTAATGTTACAAACAGTTCTGGAACATCAACATTTGCGATTGATAACTACGGAAATGTTACGCTCAGACCTAATACATTCGTGTTAGCAAACGGCGACACAATATATAGTGTTGCTGAAAATAAAGCTTCGACAGCGTTATCGAATGCGAATCGCTATACAGACAAGGCACTTAGTAATCTCGACATAGGAAAAATGTCTAAACAAGAGATTATTAATGTGCTAAGCGATAACAGCAGCAATAAAGGCCTGTATCTATCAAATGGCAATGTGTACATGAATGCCGATTATATTAACACAGGCGAATTAGCAGGATGGAAAGTTGGAATTAAAAAGCTTTCAGCAAGTGGCACGTATGGAGAAGTAATACTAGATGCTTCAACTGGAGAGATCTATTCAGAGACGAATACAGGAATATATGTACCGGGGTACGGGACATTGTATGGAACGCGTATTAGAGGAATCAATCTTTATACAGGAACCGTACATGCAAGTTCAGCCTCGGTTAATACCAGTGTTTCAGCTGGCAGTGTTTCGGCTGACAGTGTTTCAGCATCAAAGAAAGTTACAGCAGGTACACATATAGAAGCCAGTGGTCATTTCTACAGTGTAGGTACGGGGACAGACCTTGCAGATGCTTCTATCAGAGGGAAGCTGAAAGTAAACGGGACAAAATCAAGATCAGTTTCGACGGTAGACTATGATGAACAGCTCTTTTACTGCTATGAAATGCCAACCCCATTCTTTGGAGATATCGGTGAATCTGTAATATCGGATGACGGGATTTGCATGATTGACATAGATGATATCTTTCAGGAATCTGCGAATGTCGGCATTAAATATTATGTGTTCTTGCAAAGAGAAGGAGAGGGTGACTGCTGGATAGCTGAGAAAGAGCAGGATTATTTTGTTGTAAAAGGAACTCCGGGACTTAAATTTTCGTTCGAAATCAAAGCAAGACAAGCTGAATATGAGCATATGCGATTTACTGACCCGGGAGATACGGCTTATACAGACGCAAGAGATATAGAAATCCCGGAACCAAATTATGAGTCAGAAGAAACAGAGGTCTCGGAACCAGATTATGAATCAGAGCTTATTAACGACAGATTAAACATTATCAATCAAATGGAGGTAATATCATGAAGAAGATTTTAACAAGTTTTATGAATCTTAGCACTGGAGAAGGAAGTCGAATTGCATATACATATTCAGAAGTAGATGAGAATACAGGAAGTATTATCAGTCAGAATAATAAAGGTAATTTCCTTGTGATGAATGACGATGTGCAGAAAAATCTTGATTCCGTAAAGGATTACATAAAAAATAATTTCCTTTCATAAGGAGGTAAGTCTAATATGGCCGATACATATACAATACAATTCCGACGGGGTATGTACGCCGATTTTGATACATCGAAAATTCGTCCCGGAGAGCCCGTTGCGATTCTTGGCAATGACCCGTCTGTTCCATCTGGTAAAGCCTTATACATTGCATTTGCAGCTAATGATGTAAGGCGCTTGTGCTCCATTGAGGATATTTCAGAGATGGTTAATGCCGGAGAATTTGTTGGTCCGCAAGGCCCCAAAGGTGAAAAAGGAGAGCGAGGGGAGAAAGGTGCAGAGGGTCCTGCTGGCCCGCAGGGTCCAAGGGGTGAAAAAGGAGATAAAGGTGATCCGGGAGAAAAGGGTGCGGATGGTACCGTAGCATTTGAATCGCTGACACCTGAGCAGAAAGAATCGCTGAGGGGTGTCTCTATCACAGCGGTCAGTATCGACGTAGATGGAAATTTGAATAGCATTTTCAGATGGTGATAGTGAAAATGTTGGAAATATTATAGGGCCTCAAGGAGTGCCGGGTCCAAAAGGTGATAAAGGAGATGTTGGACCAGTTGGTCCACAAGGCCCGCAAGGAGAAAAGGGTGAACAAGGAAATGATGGAACATCTCTTAATATCCTTGGTACAAAAGAATCTGAGTCAGACCTCCCCTTGAGCGCAGAGAAGAACGACGCGTATTTAATAAATGGAGAAATGTGGGTTTTTGACGGCACAAATTGGAACAATGCCGGCAAGATTCAAGGGCCACAAGGACCGCAGGGACCAATTGGTCCACAAGGCCCAAAGGGTGACCCGGGACCGCAAGGCGTAAAAGGAGACCCTGGAAAAAAAGGAGAGCAGGGGGCACAAGGTCTAAAAGGCGATACCGGGCCGCAAGGCGAGCAAGGCCCAGTTGGTCCAAAAGGCGAGCAAGGAGATACTGGTGCGCGAGGAATCACATTCACTCCTGTTGTAGACAGCAAAGGGAATATAAGTTGGAGTAATGACGGGGGACTTGAAAACCCCCAGACAGTAAATATTACCGGACCGCAAGGCGATACGGGCGCAAAAGGAGATACTGGACCGCAAGGAGAAAAGGGAGAGGCTGGGGGCGCCGGGCCTAAAGGAGACAAGGGCACTACATTCGTCCCAAGTGTGGACACCGATGGAAATATAAGCTGGAGCAACACAGATGGAATCACCAATCCCGAAACAGTCAACATAAAAGGGCCAAAAGGAGACAGGGGAAGTGATGCGACTGTCCCGATTGCTACAACTGAAATTCTCGGTAAGGTTAAGCCTGACGGCAAGACAACATTCATAGATGAAGACGGAACACTCCACGCAAAAGGCGGAGGTGTGACCGTTACCCCTAAACCCGTAAACAACCCAACAATTGAAAATGCAAACACATCTGTCACAATTAAATGGCAAGACCCTGAAAACACGGTAATCAGTGGCTCAACATTTTCTACATGGGCTGGCACAAAACTTGTAATGAAAGAAACGGGCTATCCTGCAAATCCAGATGACGGAACGCTTGTGGTTGATAATACGGTTCGAGATAAATACAAAACCACAGGCTATACAGTCACAGGGTTAACAAGCGACAAACAATATTACTTCGTGCTGTTCCCATACAACACTGATGGCGTATACAACTACGATACAGGAAACAGACTTCTCGGTGAACCAGGGGAATTGAAGATTGTCACATTCGCTGACGGAACGGATGCTGAAATAGCAAGGATGATTAAAGCGCACTACGCAGGTAAAATCAATATTGGCGAATATTGGGCGGTTGGCGACAAGAGAACCATCCATCACAATGCTATGGATGCAACAGGCGTGAGTGAGTCACACAAAGCAAATGATTATGCTTATGTGATCATCGGAATTGAACATGACGACTTGGTAACTGCTATCAATGGCAAGGCCAAAGCCGCTATTACAATTCAGACGGAACGCCTGCTGTATTTAGACACTACGACAGAATATAACGATTCTCTCGATGCATCTCATGAATGTGGTTATATGAATAGCTCAGATATGAATAGCGGCGGTTGGGAAGGTTGTGAAAGACGTACATGGTGTAATAATGTGTACAAGAAATGTTTACCTGCTTATGTCCAAAGCATGATGAAACAGGTTAAAAAGCTGACATCTGTGGGAGGTCAGAGTAGTACAATCAAGACTTCAAACGATTATGCGTTCTTACTATCTGAAATCGAAATTTTTGGTAACATTCCATATTCTTTTGGAGGTGAAGGAATACAGTATCAATACTTTAAGAATGCGACCGCAAACAGGTATAAAAGCCCACGAACTAGCAATTCTTATGCGTCTGGGATTTGGTGGGAGCGTTCGCCTTGCCGCAGTGCCAATAAGTCCTTCTGTGTTGTGAATGCGACAGGGAATACGAACATCGCCGATGCCAGTCAAGAAAGGAACCTCGCCCCTTGCTTATGTTTCTAAAATCCTAGTAAATTAATGAATTATTTATAGCTGAATGGCTAAGAACAGGAGGTGCATATGGATAAAAAGGAAATTGCAAATATTTATAAAGCAATTAATAGAGTTTCAAACAGACTGAATGAAATGTCTGAAAAACTTGACTTGGTGATGCAAATGCTTAATGCGGAATCTAATCGTAAAATTCTAATTAATGGTGATGGTATTGACGGTCTGGCTGAACTTGTATCAACGCATGATTCGGCACTTGATGAACTGGCTACTTTAGTTGCAGGCATTGGAGGTGGAAACAATGGTTAAATTTTTCGAAGAACGAGTAATCAATGGGCTGAAAAAATGGACAGATGTTCCTGAGCTGTGGAATGCAAAGGTGATTGAAAAGTTGAAAAAAGATGACTATGTGCTGAATGAGGATGGGACGGTAGAAAGAGCAGGTTCACTACAGTAAACGTTATGCACGCAGGAAAAATTTGAGAGGATTTTTGTATGACAAATAATCAAAAAGTAGTTCTCAGGAAAATTATTTATGCGGTCGAAACTGGCGAACAGGTTTACGGACAGCAGGATTATTCGGACTTCACGGAAGCCTACACCAATTCTTCTGAAGAACACGCAATCACAATCGGGGCGGGACAGTGGTACGGAATCGAAGCTAAAACACTTCTGGAACGAATTTACGATGCCGACCCGGAACAGTGGAAGAAGATAGACAAGGTCAGACTTTTGGAACAGGTCCAGACCGCAAACTGGGAATGTTTTAATATTTCCAGGGTATCACAGCTCGCAGACACTATAGTTGCTCTTATCTCGTCCGATTTAGGCGTTAAATTCCAAGATAGCCTTATGGATGAACAGTTATCCACCTATGCAGACGAAGCCCTTAAGCAGGGCGTTACAGACGCCAGAGCGCAAGCTATGTGCGTGAACTTTAGACACCAAGGCGGACAGGGAGCAGTAACGAGGATTTTAGCAAAGACTCAGAAGCCATATACGCTTGATAATCTCTATGCAGCCTGCCAGACGGACACAGGGAATCAGGTGGGAGCATATAAGGACAGACAGAGATTTGTTTATAATGCGTTGAAAACATATTTCCCGGAAAGTGAGGAGACAGACATGAAAGCAATTGATAAATTAATCCAGATCGCAAAGAATGAAACCGGATATCTTGAAAAGGCAAGCAATAGTCAGCTTGATAGTAAGACAGCAAATGTCGGAGAAAATAATTATACGAAATACTGGCGAGATATTAAACCGGATTATCAAAGGCAGCCATGGTGCGCTGCATTCGTGAGTTGGTGCTTCATGAAAGCATTCGGCTTAGACACAGCGAAGAAACTTTTGAAGCACTGGCCATACGTTTACTGTCCGACAATGGCGGATTTGTTTACCCTGAACAGCAATCCGAAGATTGGAGATATTGTTATTTTTTATCGAAATGGCACATTTACACATACCGGAATCGTAACAAAGGTATCAGGAGATCGATTCTGGACAGTCGAAGGAAACACTTCTGGTGGCTCTACAATTATCGCAAATGGTGGTGGCGTATGTCAGAAAAGTTACTACAACAGCAACCTTCCCGGAACAAAATTCTGCACTCCAAACTACAACTTAGTGAAGAATGTAACACCAGTTTCAGACTCAGATACAGCCAAAAAACAGAACACCAGAGCCTACATTGCGCAGATTAAAAAAGACACAAAATGTTATACAAAATCAAACAAAAACAGCTCGTCAAAGCTGTTCCCAAAACTGAAAAAAGGTGCAGTTGTAGAGGTGATGAAGTACACAGAAACCGACAGTTCGGGACTCAAATGGTACTTCATCCGCATCCCGCATCCGACAGAAGGGTTTGTTTTTGAATTTGTTCCAAAAGGAACATTCACCAGAATCACAGAAATTTCTAAATGATTTTCCCGGGGAATTACCCCGGGAGTTTTATCTTTAAACATATTTTGTATCATTTCGGAAGTTTTAGACTGTTATCGTTAGACACACGTTAGTCACAGATAAAAATATTGTTTCCTAATATAATAGTGGCAAAAACACTGTATTTACAGGCATTTGCGCAATTTTCTAAATTCTATTTGTTTGTCACAATTAATAAAATTAGAATAATGAAAATGAAATGTGGGAAATCCTTGCAAAATCGCTAGAAACGTTGATTTTAATAGGGTTTCCGGCATTTCGATAATGATATTTCGGTTGTCTTAGAAAGATTAAAATGGGTTCCGTTAGTCACAGTTAGTCACAAATGGAACTTTTATCTTTTCTATTTCTGTCCGAAGTTCTTCTAACGTCCTGTGGCCGTACACAGCATTTGTAACATCTCCGCCAAAAGAGTGGCCGAGCATTCGTTTTCGGTCGTTCTCACGGACACCATATTTTTCACACAACATAGAAAAGGTGTGTCGACAATCGTGTGGCGTGTGCTTCGGATTGCCGACGATTCCCAAACGTTCCAGTGTAGGATAGAACAATGCTTTTCTATGGTGTTGCTGAGTATATATACATAGTTTCCCATCTTGTGTCAACACTTTCTGTTCAGCAAAATGGTATATAGCAGGATGTATCGGAACAATTCTGTTTTTGCCGGCTTTTGTTTTAATTCCGCCCTGAAAGTATCTTTCTTCTAAATTGGTCGTAAGTTTCAGCACTTCACCAATTCTCCAACCAGAATAGCACATAATAAGAATGAGCTGCACTTCCGGGTCGTCGGCATTATTCCACAGCACTTGCATCTCCTGATCAGAAAATGGCGTTCCATGTTCGGTGTCATTATCAGCATTGACATGGACATATAACGCCTTGTTTTCCGTTACGATTTCTGAGTAGACTGCATATTTGTACATCTGCTTGAACAGAGTCAAAATAGCCATCTGGCTTTGCTTTTTCAGCTTACAATCATCAATAACCTTTTGCATATCAGGAGCCTTTAAATCTTCGAATATGCGATTGTGCAGAACGGTGCAGTTTGTATAAGCTGTCCGATACGCTTCCTTTGAACTGCGTGACAGTTTTGTCCCTTCTGGGAACTTCCACGCATAAAACTGTTTATATACCTCTGAGAACGTCAATTTCTTGATTTCCGGGTGTTTATCCTCGACGCCCTTAATTGTATTGTAGTCGGCAATTAAGCGGTTCACAAGGGCGTCTATGTCCATTGTAGGGGACACCTCAAGAGTCCGTTCCATGCCGGGTTGGTACGTGCCAGCTTTGTAAGCTGTCAGGACAGTGAAGCCTTTTATCCAGTCATCTACATAGCAGATTGCCGGCGGACGGACAAGAGCACCAAAATCATCCTTGAATGCTGGTGGATGCACCGCAAAGCAGTTTCTCCGGTTCTTGCCAAGGTAACGGATGCTGCCGAAACTATTTGGAAGTTTCGGATATTTCTTTCTTTTCTTCGACATTTTATTCCTCTTTTCTTTAAAACGGTTGTTTGAGTATAAAAATAACAGCCGAACAAATTTTCTGTCTTGTTCGACTGCTCCGAAGATGATACAATATGTTTTGCCAGAATATAGCATCTCTCCGGAGATGTATAAACGCCGTCCCGGTACGCCAATGCCGGGGCGGTTTTTATTTTATTCTATTTCTTCAATATCAAGAGAATATCCAAGAACTTCTCCAACGTCTGTGCATTTTCCTTTTAAAGTAACGGTGTCGCCCTTTGACATAGATGCTATTTTAGATTTTTGATCGTCGCTCTTGATGTAACACTGGACTCCAATAATCTCAAAATCTCCATCAGCCATAAGGTCAATATATTTTCCGGCTGCATCAATGTTACTGAGCTTTCCGGTGATCTCAAGATGTTTGCCTTTGTATTTATCAGATGCACCCATTGCATTACTGTCAAGATCAGACATCATATCATTGACTGATACGGCTGTATATTCAATTGGTGTAGGTGTATCAACTTCTTTTGTAGATTCCGTCTTTGCAGATGTGCTGGAAGTGGATGTAGTACCTGAATCCGAATTTCCGCCAACGGCACCGATAACACCAACGGCGACAACCGCTAAAACTACCCATTTAAGTTTTCCACCTTTTTTCTTGCTCATAGAATTGCTCCTCCTAATAGCTTTATTCGCCACGCTTCGCACTTTTTATGCGGATTATGTATTTTGTACCGCTGATTTTGCAATATTATGTAAAGTACGGTTATTCGTGGTATTTTTATTTTATCATTTTAAGAGCATATTGTAAAGATTTAGAACGAAATAGAGTGATTTAATGAAAAAGAAATGTTTTAAGTGCTTTGTACTTCTCTTGCTGATCTATAAGGTATTTAGTCTTGTACATAC